CCCCTCTGGCCTTGAATCCTGCTGGGAGATTGGCAAGAGTTCCTGCATCGATCAACTGCCGGAGGATGCTCGTTGCCGCACGACCAAGGCCACCAATCATGTGGATCAGGCCGAACCCATAGAAGCCCAGACCTGGCATAAACTTGTAGTGTACGAAATATTGTTGCTTCTTAGCTAACCCCGTGCCCTCTTCAAAGTTACGGCGGATACCAAGAACCTGTCCTGAACCCTCATCAATCGTAACAATGTACGGCAGCGCAATACCTGTAGGCTCCCCATCAGGAGCCATGTCTTCAAAACCTTCTAGGTCCAGATCGACATGCATCTCAAGAATCGTAAAGATTTCGTCAGTGTACGTGCGTGACGTACCCTGTAGTTCGTCTACCTTCTGACGAACCTCGTCCTCATCCTCGTCGTACTTGCTTAACTCTACATCTCTGTAGAATCCCGCGATTTGCATCTTGCGAACTTCATTCGCATCCATGCGTAGAACATGCGTAACACGAGACGCAGTCGCCAAGTCCGATGCAGCATAAGGTACAACCAAATCCTGCGCTGGAATAAACTTAGATACGGCCCGTTGTTTCGCTTCGTCAAAGTATACCTTCTTAAACGTAGAACCAGACAGCGGTAAGTAGAACAGCAACTGATCCATATCAGGATCGAACTCTTCCATCACTTCCATGATCTGGTAGTTCATAAAGTCCTTAACACGCGCAGCTTGATCCTCACGCGCCTGATCCTGCAAACCCAAGACCTGCGTCTTAACTGGGCCACCAGACGGCAGTAGTTCTTTGTACGCCTGCGCTTGGAACTGTGTGACGCTCTCCGCAATCAGCGGGTGCGTGACGCCACTAGCTCCTTCAAACGGGACAGTACGCTCTTCATACTTGACACCAAGCTGGTCCAAGCCTTTTGTATAAGTCTCTTCCCACTCAGAGCGAGACTCCATATCTTCCTCGAAAGACGCTCTAAGGTCTGACGAGATTTCTCCAAGATAGCCATCATCCAAATACTCCGCTAAGTTTGCGTTGTGTGGTATCTGCTCTTCAACCTGACCAACCAACATTTCTTGGATGGCCTCGATGATTGCACCACCGTCGCCGTCTGGTGTTACCTCGGCCCCGTTAGGAAACATTTCCATTTGGTCCTCAACAGGAACCTCGACTGACGCCTCAGTCGGCATCATGTCTTCAGGGCTAATCCCAGAATCTACAATCGGTGGCAGTGCCATCAGTAATACTCCCGCTTACGACGATAATACTCATCGTGATCCTCGTTCTCGCCTTGCAAGGAAATGAACCCTCCCTGCCGAAAACGCATAAGTGCTAACGTCATACTATCACAAAAGTCATCATGATCGCCATTAGGAAATGAAACGACCTCTTCGATCACTTCGTCAGCAAATTTCTTGTCTCTTGGTGCCCATACTACACCAGCTTCGAATAATGGCGCAACCATGTGCATTCTGGTTACTTTATCCTTGCCCTTCCCAGGCGAGAAGCCAAGTGCTGGAATACCGCGTAGCCGCAACTCGTCAATGAGCGGTGTACCCGTCGCTTTCGCTTCGACCACAACCATGTCTGGCTCCCAGTATTCGTGTTCTTCATACGCAACCTCCTTGAGTTCAGGGAAATTCCATCGCCCACGCCGCGCATCCATCAATATCAAGTGATCTGTCCCGCCTTCATCGGGTTCAAAGACGCCCCAAGTCGTAATTGCACTGTAGTCAGCCGATTCTTTCTTAGAAAACGCCGTATCGTAGGCTTGAATGATGTATTTTACGGGCGGAATCTCTTCCTTCTCCCATTCGCGCCACCATTCGCGCTTAATTATCGCAGAATCCGAGCTTGTCGGCGTCTGCTGCCACTGCGCATTCCATTTCTGCACAGGTAACGACGCTTTAATCGACAACAGCGCGTCTTTTTCCCAGAACTCAGGCCACAATGGCTTGTCTGACGGCAGAATCGCGGGAAATTCTACCACTTCCCACTGATCCGCCATGATATCGCTGCCCTGATTGGCGAGTAACCGCCCTGTCAGGTCCTTTTTTCCCCACCGAGTCATAACAATTATGATTGCACCGCCAGGTTGGAGACGCTGACGGGGGCCAGAGGTGTACCATTCGTACGCATGGTCAAACGCAGTCTCACTCAAAGCGTCTTGTTCCGAGTGAGGGTCGTCAATTACGAACAAATCCGCACCACGACCAGTCACCGCAGCACCAACACCAGCCGCAAAGTACTCGCCGCCCTTGTCAGTTTGCCACTTACCCGCGCCTTTGTTGTCTTCTTTTAGATTGGTATCAGGGAAGATGTCTTTATATTGTGGATCGTCTATAAGATCACGAACTTTCCGACCAAAACGCACCGCAAGTTCCGTGTTATGGGTAGCCTGAATAATCTTTAGTTTAGGGTTTCTACCCAAAAACCACGCTGGCATCAGATATGACGCAAATTCTGACTTAGAATGACGCGGTGGCATGTTGATAATCAGACGTTTCAACTCGCCCCGTGCTACCCTTTCCAGCTTTTCCGCGATAATCCGGTGGTGTCTGCCCTCGATAAAGTTCTCGTACACATGGTGAGCAAAGGGCATGAACAGTTCTTGCGCCTTTTCCCGTGTATCCAAGCGTTTCTTGGCCTCAGTTAAGGCCAAGATTTCTTTTAAGGCTTCTTCTGGTAAGGCTTGTAAGTTCATACGCTACGTGTCGTTGGTCTCACTCGTTCAGTCCGTGTCGTCGTGATCCGTCGTTGACCTGGACCCCGCTCCCCTGGTCTCGTTACGATGCCAGTATAGGCTTGGACCCCACGACCCGCGCGTTGACGTTGCGCTGTCGTAATCTTCTGGCACATCGGTCCATCGGCTGTCTCGACCATCTCATACCCTTCAGGACATTCAGTAATCGTATTGCCGTCTTCGTCTGTTGTCGTAGTAACCGGAATGAAGATATCAGTACCGTCATCATCTGTGGTAGTCGTTGTTGTGTCATCATCCACTTCTACCTCGACTTCATCATCGTCGTCTTCGTCTGGGACGTTGACTGTCGTAGCAATCGTAGTATCGGTTGTCGTATCTACGGCGGCGTCTGTCTTTGTGTCTACTGCGCTATCCGTTTTTTCCGTCGTATCCACTGAAGAGTCTGTTTTCTCCGTGACATCGGTTTTCTCTGTTGTGTCCACTGAAGAACCTGTATCCAGCAAATTCAACTGTTGGCTATCATCATCGTCAAACAAGAAATCTAACTGCTGTTCACTATCTAGTCCGCTATCGGTCTTAATGTCCAACCCAGTGTTCGCACCAAGAGCCGTTTCAATCCCTGTTGCAGGTTTAGCAGTGACGCTATCTTGACCCGCCTTCTTCGCGTTTTCCAGCATGATATCCATGCGGGTCTTGCCCTCGTTAGATACAAACGGGCGGTTGACTGCGTTGTCTACAACCTGCGCTCCCGCTTCTGGGCCTAGCTTGTCGTTAATCTCTGCAACCAACTCTTGACTGACGCCTCCAGTCTCCAAGACTGACTCATCCGCCAGTGCTTGCAACATCTGGTTGTCTGAATCCATCTTCTTAGAAATCGCACGTTCTGCAACCGCTTCAGCCTCGTTCAAGGTTAAACCAAGACCGTCTAACTCTGTGACATCAATCGCACCTGTGTCTTCCAACTGCTGTGTCATCAACTGTTCTGCTAGCGTCAAATTATCAGGAGCCAAGTCCGCCGCTGCGCCCGTGTCGCCAACACCGCGAACCCCAGCTTCCTCCATGGTTTTCGCCGCTTCTTCATATGCACTCTCAACTCCCGCTGGAGCCTGTGCTGGTTGACCCGCTGTTTGACTTGTCGGTACAAACTGATTTGGAGCAGTTTGACTTGGAATCGCTGTCACACCGCGTGATGTACCTGGCAAGAAGGCACTGACCATCTGTCCACCAACGCTTTGTCCTGGCGTTACATCCGTGGCTCCAAGTCCGCTGATCATCCCAAGGTTTGTTTGAAGTTGTTCTAAACCTTCTGTAGCAGCCTCGCCCACACCACCTGCTGTAGCCGTTGCAGGAACACGCACTGCCATAGGTGCGCGGCCCACTGCGCCTTTCAACGGTGAAGCTAGCCCCGCCAGAATTGTATCAAACGTACCCGCTGTTAGACCCGCGCCCAAAACAGCAGGAGACGCCGCCTGACGAATAGCCTCTTTCGCTGATGACTGTGCTTGAGCTTCTGCTAACCCTGGATCTACGCCTTGAGTTAGTAACGAATCTCTGTATGCACCAGTAAGTGTTTGATAATCTGGATTCTGAGCTAGCTCTCCAGATTGCTCTAGTTGATCGAGCTTTGCGTCGATTTCCATCGCAGCCGATCCGCCGCCTTCCGCAGCACTGGTTGCGAACACTAGCGGCAAACCAACGCCTGGAATCATCGATGTCACAACATCTCTAGCAATGTCGCCCATCTCTCCAACAGCATTCAAAGCGATTCCTCGCCCAGTGGCCTCTCCCGCAGTAGGGAACCTTCCGCTCATCAAGTCTTCGAAACTACCCGTAAACCTACTGGCTTCCATTTCTTCTTGGATTTTAGGAGGCAACTTTGCGAACTCAGATGCAGATAAATCTTGGAAATAATCCACGGCTGGCTGCATAAAACGTGTGGCACCTGTCGTCGGGGGCCTCGGCGTACCGGATATATTTCTCGCCACACGTTGACCTGTAGCTGGATCGATAGCCTCATAGCTCGTCATGTCAAATGAACCAAGAATATCTCCGAAAGCACCAATACCTCTCGCCGCTGCCGCCATGTCTCCCGCTGCCGTAGAAGTAAGAGACTTGGTTATCGGATCTCGCAACATGATCGCATCTAATAGTGTATCCGTGAAAGACTTGTCTGGAAGTCCGTCATTGTCGCGATCTACAACAGCAGGTGTCGCTTGCGACATACCATCCGCACCCGTTAGGTAATCTGGCAATGATTGTTGGATGTCTTGACCAGACTCATAACCAAGCCGTGGATTTGTTGTTTGACCACTCCTGATGACCTCTATAGCCTCTTCCGCAGTATATATCGGGTTGCCTTCAGCATCAGTACCAATCGGACCACTAAAGTCGTAACCCTCTTCAGTCCCTGGTCCGGTGGGCGAGGCTGTGTCAATCTCTGGTGCCATGATCGCCGCAACTTCTGCATCCGTCAGAGGTTGACCCGCGCCCAAACCTAGCAGCGCACTCGCTTCGTCCGCGCCAATAGTTCCCGCAGCCGACTGATCAGCAATCTCCTGCAATGACTCAGTATACGTGTTGGCCTGCGGTACATAACTAAAGTCCGCCTGACCAATGCCCGTACCAGTAGGCGACACAATCTGATCGCCTCTCGGATCTTTCGCATCCACATCAAACTGCCCGAAGTCAAAGTCCGTGCCCAAGCTGTCCAAATATTCCTGCGCCAATTCCGACACTACAGGCTGCTCGAACAAACTCTCCTCGTCACCCTCAACAGCTTGCTGCGCCGTCGCAGCTTGCTGCGCCATGGTGTTGTCCGCTTCCGCTGCTGCCTGTGGCGTCGAGTACGCGTTACCAAATGCATCATAGCTAAACGTCGGTGCCGACACTACAGGCGTCGAAGGTGCAAGGTCCGTGGTGTAAAGATTGCCCTTATAGGTAAACGTATCCGCTCCCATCGCACGGTTCCGCGCAAACGCATCACCAAAACTTTCCGTCTCTACAGGTGCCGCTGCCGGAGTGCCACCACCACCACCATACGTGATCGTAGGCGTATAATTGTCTACACCAGACTGCTCCGCAAAGCTGCTGCTTGCCGTCTGGTTATCCTGACTGCGGAATATGTCCAGCGCATCGTAGTCCGTTACCGACGCCTGAGTTCCAGCAAACTGACTGCCCTCGT